CGAGACAAGAAAAGGTCGCGCCACGACCGTCGCCTGAGCCACAGCCCACGCCTCCCGTCATCGAACAACCGAAAAAAGAACCTGTTCCCACCCCGCCCGTTCCTGACGTTGTCACGGAGCAGAAGATCCAGATCACCACGCCTTTCAATGTTGACTCAGCGATAATCTTGCCAGGCGTCAAGACTCAGCTCAATGACCTGATCACCGAGCTCAACAAACACGCTGATTGGTCGCTAAGGATCGAAGGGCACGCTTCGTCCGAAGGCCCACCAGAGCCGTACAACCAGAAGCTGTCTGAGCGTCGCGCTCAGGCGGTTCTCGACTATCTCAAGGCAGCAGGGCTTTCGGGTGACAGGATGACCACCCAAGGCTTCAGCTCCACGCAGCCCATTGCGTCCAACAAGACGGAGGCGGGTCGCAAGCTGAACCGTCGTGCCGAGCTTGTCATCACCGTGGTCATCGTCAAGAAAGGTGCTTCCAAGTGAAAAACAAGAACAGAGTCCTACTGACCCTAGCGGCGTTGCTCGCCACGTCAGTGGCGTGTAGCGGATCACAACTCGTAGAGTTTCCAGTCGATTGCGATTGTCCAGTCGGAGTGGGCGCCCAAGCGGGCATGGGCGGCAGCGTTCCTGTAGCAGGTAACGGTGGCACAGGAAACGTCGGAGGAACGGGTGCTGGTGGATCGACCCCGGTCGCCGGTTCTGCTCCCGTAGCAGGTTCCGGAAACAACGGTGGTGACGGTGGCAAGGGCGGGTCTGTACCTGTCGCTGGCTCAGGCAACGCTGGTTCTGGTGCCACTAGCGGCGACGCTGGTGAAGGCGGAACGGGTGCGACCGGCGCGACGTCAGGATCTGGCGGCACGAACGGTGGTTCGTCTGGTGACGCTGGTTGCAGCGGCGGGCCGAACAAGTGTGAGGTCGAGAAGAACAAGTGTGACTACTCATGTGAGTGCGAGTGCAAGGCGTCCCACGGACACTATCACTACAACTCATGCGGTGTCTACCAGCGTTGCCTGAGCGTGTGCAAGGCAAAGTGCGAGTGCGATTACGAGCAATGTAGCAAGTAAAGGCCACAGCCCAGCGCTCGATCGGGGTGGGACACGCGTTCCGCCCCGTGTACTTTCTAGGACCTATGAATTATTTTCTGTGCAGATGAGGTGGTCTCATCTGTCATTACCTGTGAAGCAAAGGCTGAGGAAAACATGTCAACGACGACCCGACAAGGCAGCGGCAACAACGTAAGGAAAGACTTCAAGGAGCTTCGCGTGAAGGAAGCCCAGGACAGGCTCACGGCTTGGTCTATCCTGGGCCCGGAACGCCAGTTGAAAGCGCTCGACGAGCGACCAGGTCAATCATTGAAACAGCGAGCACGCCTCGAGGCCCTCATCAAGAACAAGGGAAAGAAGGTTGCTCCGACGCCTGCATCCACGCTCGTGATCGCAAAAGAGGTCGCAACAGACCTCAATTTGACAAGCAAGGTCAAGGCGAAGGACCGACGGGCCGAACAACAGGCCAGGTCGCGGTCAGAACGCTGAATACTTACTGAGGAGAGTTATGCATTCGCACGACCCCTCACGGGCTGTTAGCTCAGTGGTAGAGCGCTGCGGTGACAACGCAGAGGGCGCAGGTCCGAATCCTGCACGGCCCACTAACGTGTTGCGAGCACGTAAACGTTCCTTGACAACTGAAAGTAGGGGCACCATGGGTGAAGTAAAGCAGGTCATTGTCGTCCGTAAGGATTTGAACATGAGGAAAGGCAAGATCGCTGCGCAGGTCGCGCACGCAGCGATGAAGTTCCTCACTGACAACAATGAGGCTGAACGCGGCGACGAGATCATCGTCAAGCTCTCACCCTCAGAGGCCATGTGGTTGTCAGGCTCGTTCACCAAGGTCGTCGTGGGCGTTGACTCCGAGGACGCTCTGAACGACCTCGTCCTCAGGGCTGAGCTGTCGAACATCGAGGTCCATCCGATCGTCGACGCAGGTAGGACTGAGTTCAATGGCGTTCCGACGCTGACATGTGCGGCCTTTGGCCCGTGTGATTCAGACGTGATAGACAAGATCACGGGAAACCTGAAACTGATCTAGTGTAAAACAGCTCGAAGATGGGTTACCTTCTTCGATCATGGAAGCGTGGCCGAGAGGCTTAAGGCTATCGGTTGCTAACCGGTCAGACCCGAAAGGGTCCCGTGGGTTCGAATCCCACCGCTTCCGCGAGAAATCGACATGATCGTTTTATACGTGTTCGGAATAGCGTACGCAACGTGGCTCACAGGTTGTGCAGTCATCTGGATCTGTTGGTTTGTTTTTGGTGGTCACAAGAACGACCATTCAGGCGATGCAACGCTTGGTATCTTGTTCTTGCCAGTTTTTCCATTCATTTGGGTGCGGCGCAAGGTCCTTGACCTGATCAAGGGACGCTGATGCAGGTCTCTTGTCCGACATGCAAAAACACGGTCAACTTAAAGACTGCGCCGGTGCGAGGGAACTCAAACGATGGGTCGGAAGCGTGGGTCTGCCTGAGGTGTGATGCGATCGTCTGTGTTGATTGCTATCACCAGCACTCGAGGGACAAGCACCCAGAGATGACGAAAGAGATCAAGAAACCGAAAAAGAAGTGACAGACTGTTACGGAGGGCTGGCAGAGTGGTCGATTGCGTCCGCCTTGAAAGCGGAAGGACGAAAGTTCCGGGGGTTCGAATCCCCCGCCCTCCTCCGAGAGAAATCACATGCCCACACGAAGGATTGACACTAAAGAAAGCTGTTGGGACAATCGCAAGGTCTGCAGGCACCCTGAGCACAACCCGCCTTCGATGCGTGTCTTTGAGCCTGGGTTGTACGAGCACGAGTGCCCTGCATGCGGTCACACCCAGGTCTTCAAGGTCGACGGAAAATACCTTGTCTCACTCCGAGAACCAGACGCGTCTAGGACGCCTCAAGCAAATGACACGTCTGACGATTGGGTCAAGTGGGAACCGTCACGATAAATTTTGGAAGCGTGGCCGAGAGGCTTAAGGCACCTGTCTCGAAAACAGGCGGACCCGCAAGGGTCCCGTAGGTTCGAATCCTACCGCTTCCGCTCGGAATAGGTAAGAAGAGCATGTGTTACCTCTGCTTTTTGCAAGACGATCCTTTTGCGTTCAAGCCTCCGACCACCGCTGAACGCAAGCGACACAGGCTGCAAGAAATCAAAAACCTGCTGAAAAAAGCGGAAGAGCTCCAGACGTGTGATGTTGCCGACATCGAGGTCAAGAAGCTGAGAGAAGAGCAATACGTCCTGTCTCGAGAGATGTGATAATGGAAGGGTGCGTGAGTGGTTTAAACGGCCGTCCTGGAAAGACGGTAGCCGGCGAAAGCGGGCTCGAGGGTCCGAATCCCTCTCCTTCCTCTAGAGATGTTGAGCTGTGCAGCACACATGTAGGTTTTGTGATCTTGAATTTAGATCCGGGCGATCTTTGGGTTCACACCTGTTACACTGTAAATGCAATCCCAAATACGTTGAGATGCTTGCGAAACGTAATGCGAAACGCGTTAAGCAACGTAACTCATATCAGTTTACGTGTGCTAAGTGTCACGTAAGCTTCGTTTTGAAATTGACAGAGAAACAGTTTTCGTTAGGAAAACACGCGAAACACTGTTCTCGTAGTTGTGCTAACGAACGTCAACCTTCGTCTGAAACTCGCGCTAAACAAAGTTTAGCGCTTCTTGGACGCAAGTATGTCACAGAATTCACGATTGAAACATGCAAAGTTTGTGACAGTGTCTTCCAACGACGTAGAAACAGAAAAACAAACACGTGTTTAAAAGCTACGTGTCGAAAAATTTCACGTTCAATTGCTGCACAAGGAAAAACGGGCGGTTATCGACCACGAAACACGCAGACTTATAACGGTCAAGCGTTTGACAGTAAGTGGGAAGTAGCGCTTGCAATTCGACTTGATGCGTTAAAAGTAACTTGGGAACGAAACACCTCTCGATCATTGTTGTATGTTGACGATGTTGGAAGGTCACGACGTTATTACCCAGATTTTTATCTTCCGTTGACAGATACCTACGTAGAAGTAAAGGGGTATGCAACGCTTGCGACAGAACACAAAATGTGTGATGCTCAAGCTAGAAACAACGTTAAACTCATCGTGCTACGATCTCTTCAAGAGATACAGCAATTTACGCAACCTTAGTTCAGTTAGTAGAACGTCACGTTGCCAACGTGAAGGCGCCGGGAGCAAAGCCCGGAGGTTGCTCCGCAGAGTAACCATAGACGCTAGTCGTCGAGACGCGGTCGTGTATGCGATCAATAAAAGCGTGCAGGTGAAATCGTATGCGAGTTTGGTATAGTGGGCTGTGCCCCTGGCTTCCAACCAGGAGACACCGGTTCGATCCCGGTAACTCGCTCTGGATGTACACGACCAACACGTCATGGTACGGTGCTGTCTTGAAGCGAGACGTCGCTGCGCTGAGTACGAAAGATGTCGTCTAATAAGAAAATCGTCCGCGCACGGTTCCGTGACGCTGTCTTCACTCGTGACAGGTACAAGTGTCGGGCCTGTGGGTCTCCAGCCTCGGTCGAGAAGCCGCTCGATGCCCACCATGTGACCGACAGGAACCTCATGCCCAACGGAGGTTATGTAACCCCAAAACGGCATCTCGTTGTGTCCTGAGTGTCACGAGAGGGCAGAGGTGTTTCACAGCACCGGGACTCCCGTCGCAGGATTCTCGCCAGACGACCTGTACACCATGATCGGTTCGTCGTACGATCAGGCTTTCAAAGCGGCCGAGCGACTGAAATGACGAAAAGGATCGTGTGGGCAGACGTCACGGAGCAAAAGCTCAAGGACGTGAAGGACCAGATCAAGGCGTTGGAACGCCAAGAGAGCGTAATCAGATCCCAATGCAATCACACGTACGCTGACGGCAGGTCAGCATTAGAAGAATGGCACGACGACGATCCGTATGGACCGTCAGGTCCGACTTCTGGGCACCGTTGCAAGGTTTGTAACCTAGACACGTGACAAGGAACGTAGGTTTCAGTGACAGATAACGTCAGGTGGGTCGTTCATTGCAAGAGGGAGCCGTTCGATGTCTACATCGGACGTCCAGGACCTTGGGGGAACCCATTCTCCGAGAGTCCCAAGAGCCTCGCCGAGGTGAAGGTCGACTCTCGGGAAGAGGCGATCGCCTGTTTTGAGGAGTACCTGCAACAGGATCCAGCGATGATCGAACGTGTCAAGACAGAACTCAAAGGAAAAGTGCTCGGTTGTTGGTGTCACCCGAAGGCGTGTCACGGCGACGTGCTCGCAAGGATCGCAAATGAACAAGCGTGAACATTACAAGCGCCGCGACAAGCGCGAGCAGCACGATCTCGACGAAAAACGTGAACCGGAGAACCTCGTGAAATCTTACCCATCGCTACCGTACGCCACCGAGTGCCACCTGCCCATCATCGCTTTCGACAAGCTGGATGGCTCGAACGTCCGTGCCGAGTGGGCGAAAAAGAAGGGATGGCACAAGTTTGGCACCCGACACAGGCTCGTCGACGCGACCGATCCCATCTTTGGTGGCGTTCCCATGTTGATCGAGTCAAAGTACGGAGACATGCTGGGCAAGGCGCTCCGTGATGCAGGTTACGAACGAGCGATGTGTTTTTTTGAGTTTTGGGGTCCGAGTTCATTCGCTGGGATGCACGATGCCACCGAGTGGAAAGACGTGACGTTGTTCGACGTCGCTCCTTTCACGAAAGGGATCTTAGAGCCTGAGCTGTTCCTGAGGCAGTTTGGCCACCTCGACGTGGCCAAGGTCTTATATCGTGGCGAACTGACACCTGAGTTCATCAACAGCGTCCGCACCAGCACGTTGCCCGGCATGACGTTCGAGGGCGTCGTTTGTAAGGCTGCTAACGACAAGAAGACGAAAGCACCCATCATGTTCAAGCAGAAGAGCAAGGCCTGGCTCGACAAGCTCGGCGCCTACTGCGGTGACAACAAAGATCTGTTCAACGCGCTGATATGAAGGGTAGGTATCATTTATGATTACCTGCCTGTGTGCCCGGTTGGCGCAGAAGTTCTTATAAAGCTTCGCTCTCGGTTCGACTCCGAGCAGGCGGACCTGTTCTCAGTGAAAATCACGTCACAACGGATTACCATGGTATCACATGACAATCGATCCTGATGAATTGATAAAAGTCATCGCGAATCAATCGTACCAGATCAGGTTGATGGCGCTGCAGCTAGCTGACCAAGCGAGCCTGATCGAGCCACACGTGCCCAGGTGCATGACGTGCCAAAAGAAACCTGCGTGTGTCGAGCACACGGCCTTGAAGGCCAGACTGTGCGACAGGTGCGCAGCTGAAATGATCGTCAAGGCGAGCCGGGCGTATGTCAGCGTTTGCAAGCACGATCCCAACGATCCTTACGCTGAAATCTTCTCAACAATGATGGATGAAAACGCCTGGCGCGACCTCGACGATGCTGAAAAGATCAGGCGAATGACGGACTTCGTTAACGCCATCAAAGAAACTGACGTCACCCAGGAACGGACACACTGACGTGAAGAAGGTCAAGGTTGCCATCAACGAAGGCTCACCCGGTCGAGTGTTCTTCCTGTTCGCGGATCCAGAGAGCGCATACGAGTGGCTGACAGGCGGCCATGATAACCCGTCTGTCATTGACGAGATCCCAAACGTTGACCATCTCACGTTGCTACCCGGTGAGTTCATCGAGGCCGAGTGGAGGGGTTGTGAGTTTGTCTATGACGACAAGCACCAGAGTCATGTCAGGCTCGACTGGATCCGGCTCGTAAAAGCGAGCCAGCCTCAAAACGCCTCTGGGTTGCTCGTCAGCATCCATTACGGATGGGTCAGCGATCACATCATGCCTTTCCGACAGTTCAATGATGATGACATCGAGGTCACCGAGCTAGCGCCTGAGAACGCGAAATTTGACCTCGACGTCTTGTTCAAAGACAACAACGAAGAGTGATGAAACACTTCAAACCAGGCGACCTGGTCAGGTACAATCCGAAGTACTTCTCGATTGATTTTCCACTGCTTACTTGCAGGCCAGAATCGCAAAAGGGATACGTTGATTCGTCTTCGTCGCCTTGTGGCGTTTTCGTCGTTCTGGGTTCGCTAAGCCAAAACGATCTTGATGACCTGCCCGAACACGCAGACAAGGTGTCACCGGCGTATTGGTGCCTTGATAGCGTGGGAATCGCTGTCATTTCAGTGTTGTCTTTGATAGGCGCGTAGGCACGAATCCTGATTCATGGTCGACATGACGGACCACGATGTTAACATTTGGGTGCAGCTCTCGTAGCTGTCTGACAGCAGCAACGTTCTTGTGTGAGTCATCAAAGAACTCAACGTGATCGAGCTCGCGTTCACGGATCCAAGTATCGACCCAACCTGCCTTGATCGTCGGATCAGCATTGTTAAGAGCCTTGACCTCGATGTCTGACATGCCGACGCTGGTTAAAAACTGAACGATCGGCTCAGGGGCCGTCCTAGCTGACAGGATGATGCTTCCTTTGTGACTGTACCTGTCATACACCATGCGAAGGATCTGACCCATCCAGCCGATGACACGAGGGTTAATGAGCTGACTAAACTCAGTGAAGTCCATGACCTCTCCAGGGTTCTTCTCGTAAAGAGCGAACTCTCCTGGGGTCAGTGAGAACCTGTTGCCATCGCCGGTCGTCACCCAGATCTTTGCGTCCGTGAGCACGAGAGTGTCATCAAAATCAAAGATTCTCAGTCGTCTTGTGCCGTCAGTGGGCTCACGTAGCAGGTCCCTGGCGTACTCTCTCACGAGAGCGGCAAGTTTCCTCTGCGATTTCATGCTTAATTCTATCAATCATCCTCGAAGTGTATCACGAGGTCTCGAGATGGTAGGTTGTATTTCATGGTCCTTCCGTTAGTCATCGAGTACCTGAAAACCCACACCTTTCAACAGCTTGAAGACGAGCACGGCGTGTGTGCCAGGCCCAACGCTACCCAGGACAAATTCAGCCTCAATTACGACCAGATCATGGTGAAGAGCGGCGACCTGCTTGCGGAGCAGTGTCGAGGGCTGATCGTTCGCCCGGTTGAATTTGATTGGTTCGACATGGTGCAGACCTTCACGAACAAGACGTGGAAGGACATCTGCGTAGGGGACGCTACTGTTCTGGCCTGGCCCATGAATCGGTTCTACAACCATGGCGACGCTTCGGGTGCCGCTGTCGATTGGTCGGATCCCATGCTGCGGGTCTACGAGAAGCTCGACGGCACGTGCATGATCGTCTATTGGGACGAGCTTCACGGGCGCTGGCACGCGGCGACGCGAGCCGTGCCCGAGGCGGACCTGCCGATCAAGGCTGGTCACATGCAGATCGGCGACGATACGTTCTCTGACCTCTTTTTCAAGACGTTGAACGCGACGATGGCCTCGAGCGTGCTCGAGTTCGGTCCTCTTTCTCTCTTCGACAAGAAGTTCACGTACGTGTTCGAGCTGACGTCACCGTACAACCGCATCGTCGTCAAGTACGATGAACCGAAGGTGACGCTGCTCGCGGCGCGACACACTGAAACGGGCCAAGAGGTGACGATCGAATCGTTTCACCGTCGCTTTCCACTGCCGAAGACTTGGAACCTCTCGTCTGCTGCGGCGCTCGACGCGTTCGTCAATTCTGCAAACCCAGCAGAACTTGAAGGAGCTGTCGTTTGCGACTCTCAGTTCCGTCGGCTCAAGGTCAAGAACAAGGCTTGGGTCCTGTCTTCAAAGGCGAAGGATCTCGTCACCGTCTCGCGTCGGTCTGCGCTGCTCGCTATCATCAAAGGCGAGATCGATGACGTTCTTCCGCTCGTTGAAAAGGACGTCGCCGACGAGCTCTGTGACATGCGTGTGAGGCTTCAGGCGTACCTGAAGAGCGTCGATGCTAATTTCGCTAAGTTCATCGCAATTTCAGGTGGTGCTGACAAGAAAACGTTCGCCCTCGCGGTCACCGCCTCAGGTGACTGGACGCCCGTTTACTTCAAGCTGTGGGCGAATGCCGCGGCGAGCGCAGGTGAGTGGGTGCAAAACATGGCAGCGGCGAACAAACTAACCGACAGCTCACTTGATGTCCTCTTGGGTAAAATCAAGAGGTGAGAGGTAGTAGCCAAGGTTCGTGGCCCACGAGTTTTTCTGTGGGCCACGAGTGGGCCTCTTTTAGCCTGTACAGAGCCTGTCTCGATGGTTAAGCTTAAAACAGGGTTCAGCTTGATAGGTACGAACCGGAGGTAGCGTCATGTATGTCATAATCGATCTGTTGGGTGACGAAGAGACAATCGTGGTGGGCGATCCCTCCGTCAAAGAACAAAAAGACGCTCACGAGCAGCTCGTCAAGTGGGAGGACCTGGTTCCCGAACCAGCCCTTCAGATCCTAGAGACCTGAACCGAGCACGGCATACCGTCGAGCCCTGAACTCACGGAAGTGTCCGAGCGTGTTAGCTGATCCAGAATACAGCTGGGTGTCAAACGTCACCTGGTATGTGTATTGCCCGTATGGGACCAGGGTCGGATGAGGCGGGTTCACGCCGACGACCTGTAACGAGTTCATCTTTCCCTGGTACGCCATCGTCATGTCGTAGACGTTGGTGCTACCGCTGGTCGCTGCCAACACCCAGTACTGGTTCGCGAGCTTCACGATGCGCGATCCTTCGTACGGGAAAGAGTTCGAGTCCATCCCAACGAGGCTCCACGTCGAGAGGTCAGATGACGAGGCCAGCGCTGGGAAGAACGTGTTCGGCGTCGAGGGACCGACGATGTACGCTAGGTACCATGTCGATCCTATCTTCACGACCGAGGCATCGTACGCTCCACCACTACCGGTGAAAGGCATCGTCAGTTGTGTCGTGCCGCTGACCAGGTTCGATCCCGAGAGCAGGTTCAGTGACGTTTCGTTCTTGTACAGGATCTGGATCGTGTTCGCGCCGAGGCCTGAGTTACCCCACGACGTGATCCACATCCGATACGTCCCGTCATCATACGCGATGAGGTGCGTAGCGTTGTCGTTCTGTATCGAGCTACTTCGGTTGACCATGATCACGCCGGTCTGCGTAAGAGCGCGAGACACCAGGTCGAGCGTGAAGACGCCACAATACGCTGCAGCCTGAGGGTCGGTACACGTCGCCGTCAGTCCGACAACGCTGCCGTTGAACCTCGCTGTCCCGTCCTCGTTTGAGACGATGAAAGGGTCGCGGAAACCGACCGAGCCAAACCTTCCCACCTTGAAGTCATCAAAAACGAATGTCACGCTTTGGCTGCTCTGGGTGGCAAGCCAGAACACACCTTTCCAGCCAGTCAAGCTAGAGGTCTTGAAGTTGATCGTGGACGTGACGTCATAGCTCGTGATCTTCGTCCACAGGCCGCCTGGAACCCGACGCCACATGGTCAGAGAGTTAGCGACCATGCTGAAGCCGATCTCAAACGGCGGCGTCCAACCTGTCGCAGACACGTCTGCTCGAAAATTCGCGCTGCCGCCGATCTTGACTTGGATGCTGGCGAGGTTATCGAGCCTCCTCCAGAGCGCAAGGATGAAGTTGTTGCTGTCCTTCGCGATGCCGACACCCACGTTTTCATACGTGTTGCCAGCGTTGCCTGTCCTAGAGACGATGTTGACGCTTGAAGCAACCTGACAGATGCCGATATCAGGACCCTCTTGTAATCCCGTGTTCTTGTCGCCTGAGGCTGGGTGTGCTAACGTCATCTGACCGCCGCTGATTGTCGGTGTCTGTGGCGTGCCTTCTGACAGCGTTGTGAAGCGCGTTAGCGTGGTGATCGACATATCATCGTTCACGTTCAGTAACGCCGTGGGCATGAAGTTGAAGACCTGCTGGTCACTGATCTCATGCAAGTCTAGGTCGATTGGGTTTCGCTCTTCAACCGAAAGGCCACTGCTACCGCTCGTAGATCCAGCCTGCCAGGAGTCCTGTGCTGTGCGGTAGACCCACGTCTGTTGGTCACCAGAAGGTTTTCCCATTCCACTCATTCGTTACCTCACGAAAATTCTACATCAAGACGAGCGTTACGACAGGCGACTGAGCTAGCCAACGTCCCAGAAACCGTCCTCCACAGGCGAGCCTCAAGGATGCCCGAGCCGCTGACGTTTTGCAAGAGGGTCGTCAATTCAGCCTGGAGTTGGACGGAAGTCCCGCTCGAAGATGACATGATCGAACCTGTGATGACGCCCGGCGGGAACGTCACGATGCCGTTCAGATCGTAAAGATCGACCGAGGCTGACAAGTTTGCCTCGATGGAGGTCGTGTCGACGATCGCGCGGTAAAAGTACCTCCTAGAAGTTCCACCAAAGTTCTGAACGATCTGAGGGTTGAAATACGCCATGCCAAGCGATTGTTTGCTAGCAGAGTGTGCAGTGTTCGTCGTTACAGTGCCTGCGAGAATGGGCGTGCTAAAGATCGGGGTTACGTTACCTACGTTCGTGCTTAACGAGTTTCCGATGCTTCCCGTAAAGAAACCGACGCCGTTGGCGTATACGTCAGCAAACCATTTTTGGTTTCGAGCGATACCAAAAGCGACGCGGGCGTCAGTTACAAAGCAGTTTCCATACTCAGACGAGAGTTGGCTGTGTCCACCAACGTTCCAAGTCCCACCGTCACCGTTAAATCCCCATCCAGTGTCGCCGGTTCTTGATTGTGAGATGACCATGACGCCGTTCAAGTACGCCTTGAGCGACGCTCCGTCATACGTGTAACCCACGTGACACCATTCGTTCAGTGGGATGCGACCGACCTCGTCGCCAGAAGGCGTGCTATACGACACGCCAGCTCCCGTGCTGCTGATGTGAACGATCTCCCACCTACCATCGCCGGTGTTGAGCATGCCCATGCCAATGTAGAAAGGAGACGCCCAGGTGGTCGTCTGCCACTCCTTGATGAGCAGCTTACCGAACGAGATGTACGTCTTGAGGTACACCCACGTCGACAGGGTGAACAGCTGGCTCAGTGAGCCGGTTGAATGCATCGTTGCGCTGCCTGCGGACGAAAAGTAACCGTTGGTCCGAGTTTCACCAACGTTACCAAAGAACTGTCGTGCTCCGGTGTACGCCGTGGTCGCTGACGAGGCTGTCATCGCAAAGGATGATGAGACGCCCGTGTTTGCGTAAATGCTCGATCCGGACGCGTCATTGAACAACCAAACAGCTGCATCAAATGAGTCTGGCGCGATGCGTCGGGTTAAGATCGAGCTCGTCTGTGACAAAACAGAAGGCGTAGGTAGCAAGAACATGCTGACCTCACCGGTGCGCATGTTGGTCCCATCAGGGGTTGGGTTAGATGATGTCCACGGAAGTATGGTTCCGGATGACACGTACTCCAACTGCCAGGTGTCACCGATCGTTGATGACACGACACCATCAAGCACGACCAGGTTTTGGTCAGTTGGATTCGATCGATACGTCGCACGTTGTAGTGCGACAAAATTCGTCGTAGTGTTTCGAAGTCTTAGAGAGACGTATGCATCGTTTCCGTACGCATTGAAACCAGCGTGAAAGTAATAAAGTCCTCCGTTCAATGTTTGAAACAATGAACCGTTACGAGAGATGCTTTGGTTGACAACGTCTGTGAAGTTGCTTGAAATGGCACCGGTAAAGGCTGTCCATGAACTCGTCACAGACCAGAAAACGCTAGATGACGTGAAGCCCTGGTATGCCGCTTGTCCCCTGATCGACGAACCGGTGACGATACCACCAGTTGCGCTAATCACAACAGTGTTGTTAGAGCCATTGTCCGTGATGCTGATGCCAGATCCGGCAGTGAGTGCTCGTTCGTTTGGTAACGAACCGGTGTTTCCGATGAGAACGTACGAGGCTGAGACGTCAGCTCCACCCCCACCGCTCGAACCGCTGATGCTGCCTGCGAACGAGATGATGAATTTGTCATTGGCACCGCCGTCCTGAAAATTGATGCCGTAACCTGCTACTATCGCACGTTCGTTAGGGAGCGAACCCGTGTTGTTGATCGTGATGTAAGACGCAGACACGTCAGCAGAACCTTGGACGGTTCCCGTGTTGTTGATCGTGAAAGTCCCACCTGGTCCTCCGTCAGTAAACGAGATTCCAGTTCCAGCCGTGAGCGCTCGTTCGTTTGGAAGAGAGCCTGTTATGCCAACCACGATGTACGAGGCTGAGACGTCAGCTCCGCTGCCGGGCGTGCCTGTGTTCGTGATCGTTAACGTGCCTCCAGCACCGCCGTCGGTGAGCGAGATGCCTGCGCCGGCGACCAACGCTCGTTCGTTAGGAAGCGAACCCGTGTTACCGATGATGATGTACGAGGCTGAGACGTCAGCTCCGCCAGCGAGCTGAGACAGCGTCTGGCCTGCAGCGTTGTAAGTGTCGAAGAACTTGAGGTCATTGCCAACTTTTGCGATCCTGATCGACCCAGACGTACCATTGAAGAACAACGAACGCGTGTTGCCCCCGATGTTGATGTCACCGTTAACGTCTAACGCAGACTGTGGGTTCGTGTTTCTGATGCCTGTGAAACCACTCGATAGGATCGTGAAACAATCAATCGTGAGCGTTACGTTTCTGATGTTAAACTTGTTCACGCCTTGCGCAGACGTGTCAGCAGTGCTCAACAACTCCCAAGAAGTCCTGTCTATAGCGCGTAACTGCATGCCGCCGCCGGCACCGCCCGCCGGACCGTCGACAAAAAGTCCGACCTGGTTTGATGCAGTTATGAGTAACGCTGGTCCAATGTAGGGACCCGTGGTGCTAAAGTTTGTGATGCCCGGACCGACAGTCACAGAGCTTGTCGTCGATACGATCGTTGATGATTCAGTCCAAGGCGAGCTGAGGGTGACTGAGCTATTTGCACCGCCATCGACAAGGCGAAGACCCGATCCGACAGCAAGGGCTCTCTCTCTTGAGAGCGATCCGGTGTTACCAATCGTTACAAACGCAGCTCCTGGATCAGCGCCTGACCCGCTGCCCCCTTCGACTGGATTGTATGGAAAGCTGTTGTGCCAAGGACTCGGATCGCCGCCGTCGAAGATGCTGCCAGCTGCATCTGAGTTGATCAATGAAATGGCACAGCCAGGCTCAGTGTAGATGGCGACGCCGCCTTCGACGTAAGTGTGCCTGACAGCGATCGAGGGAGTACCAGAGACACCTCCAAGCTCGTGTCTGATTCCCGTATGGAAACTAGAACCACCTGCTTGGTTTCCTCCCCTGATCGTTGAGTTCTTGAAACGAATGTCCTGACATCCTTGAAGTTCGAACGAACCACCGAAACCCGTCAGGTGATATGCGTCAAAAAAGACGTCATTGAGAACCAGATCAACGAAACGAGCGGCAGCACCCGTGTTCTTGATCAGGCAGGTGTACGATGATGACCTGTAGCTGTCAACGATGACGTGTTCTAAGAACCAAGTTCCCCATGTCGATCCGCTTTGCACCAAGAACCCTTGTTGGTTCGCGCCGCCGTTGCTCAGCATGTCAACGTTTCTGATGTGACAACGTGATGCGTTGTTTCCGTTGAATGCGTAGATGTTTGGGTTAGCAGAACCCTCAATCAGGATGTCATGAACCCAGTTGTCATGCGTAAACTTGAAGATGTCAGACGTAGAGTTGAAGAACTCAACGAGTCCCTTGTTGATGCCTTGAACGCCAACAAACGCTGGCAACGTGCAGACAGAGGTCGACGCGTAATAACCCGGCCAGACGAGGATCACGACGCGGTTGCCAGCAGCAGGCGGCACGGGGTCGCTATTGATTGCACTGATGGCCGCTTGAACAGATGGGAACATAGACGAGTCCTGTCCCACGCTAAAAATCCTAGCGTCCGTGCTGTAACCGTTTTTGATCGTAACTGGACCGGATGATCCTGATAAGATTGTGATGTAATCATCAGCAGTGAGAACGATGCCAGATCCCGATCCTGAGCCCGTGATGAGCACACGCCAACGATCGCCCGACCAAAAAAGCACGAGCGTGCCAAAGTTATCAAAGATGCTTTTCGTCGTTTCATCATCAATGAACACCCCTGGGGCGGGATAGATGTCGATGGGAGTGCTTAACGCAGTTCCTGATGCATCTTTGATGAAGTGAAGCTGACCGTTTCTAGGACTCACGGGCAGGTACACCGAAATCCTACCCGACGGAGGCGCCACAGAATTTGAAACCACTGCTACAGTGTCATGGTTTCCGATCTTGATGACGCCCATGTTCTCATTAGTCGTTGAGAACTCTTTCGTTGAAAGAGACAGCCCGCCAAACAGGTCTAACGACGCAGGGTTATCGATGAGACCGACTTGTAGGTCTGAGGGTACGGCGACGCGTTTAATCACGCCCGTGTTTGTGTCTCGTGCAAACACAAAAAACGATCTGGTCGTTTCATCTCTTGTCGGAAGCGTCATTGAATTCTCACGTTAAAGCGACACGTTGTCAAACTGGTCAGACTTGAGGGAAAGAACTGACTGATTCAACGTATTCACGTTGATGCTAGTTCTGTTCCTAATTTCGCCATCAAAAAATGGCACTGACGAGGTTACTTCCGTGCTCAAGTTTTGCGATGACGTGTTCTGAGGGGTTGTGATGTTTCCTAGAGAGTCAACAAACTTAACGTTGACAACGGAGGTTGAAACGCGAGCAGGACGACCCGAAGTCGTCTCGAGATAGAATTTCGTGTATGGTTTTTGTTCAAGCATGTCTCGAAACTGACCGTATCGACCCTGACGAAAGGTCACACGACTATACTCAGCTATCCCGCTGCGAACACCGTATTTCCAACCTCTGATGACTGGAGCGAAATGAAAATGACACTCGCTATTGACGATGCCGTCTGGCTTCTCGATCACTCGACCTTCAGCGTAATGGTTTGATCCGTACGGGTCAGTGTCGTTGAGATTGTAACACGTGTTCAGGTCTCCAAATCCAAACAAAACCTTGGCAGTATCGTTGATGCTCATCGCTCCAGTGACGTTCGTCCTGAGGTCAGTGTCAACGTACCAACCTCGTTTTTGTGCGATGGTGAATGCAAAAAACCCGCTGTAGGCCTGGTACGTGCTAAAACCTACCATCAACAGATCACATCGCACCGGGTCAGTCACTTCGAGGTACTGGCCGGGAGGCAGTGATGCGCTAGAATCCAGACGAGCAGTGGCGACGAACGAGGCTTGTATGTTGACCTGCCTCGTCGCAGGCGCGTACCTGGGTTCGTACGGGAACGATCTTGACCAGCTGTTGTCTTGAGATCGAGGTGGGTTATCGTTGTAATCGAACATCACGAACGCCGTGTTGTTGACCTTGATCCTGCTCGACCCGCCGATGCCTCCACCGATGATCGTCTCATCAGACGACGCGATCGTGAATAGTTGCATGGAGTCCTGAGAGAACGCCACAGAGACATCAGGCATCAACGTGTCCCAGTAACGCTCAGAGTCATCGAAGTGATTCGACACGCGAGGAGAGCCACATCGTTCCCACCACGGTTGCAATCTAAAGTTCTTGGACGGGTTAGCGGTAAGTTCTGCTGAAGACGTGTCAGGACTGGGCTGCAATCTGGCACTAAACTCGCTGAACACCCGACCTCGTGAACCCGTCGCGAGCGTCAGGCGCCTGCCAGGTCGGGTGCTTTTTGTGATGAGTGACCCGGTCACGAAATCATCAGAAAAACCGTTGATGTACTGGTCCCTATACGCTACCTCAAACTGGTCAACGATGGGTTCGTTGCCCACGACAATCTCATGTAGCGCGTCAGAAGCTAACGGTTGATTGAGCGTGTCATGGTATTCCTTGTTCTCACGCAACAGACAACCATAGAGAACGACGTTAATCGATCCCGTGATCAATTGAACGTCATGCTCAATCGAACCAGACGTTTTTGGTAGCGGCGTTTGGCTGCCAAGAAAGACGGGCCTTGACTTCGAGACAGCTAACACCAACGTGTCATTGGGATTGACAAGGTACGGCGACGGTTGGAAGTTTTGTAGAGGCAATGCCATCTCAAACTTGAAGGTGTTACCTGCCGTGATACCGTTGACGTACTGCGTTGGAACGCCATTGAACAACGGGCTAGTCGCTCCACCTTTTGTCCCAGTCAAGTAGAACGGGTTATCGATCCTTCCCTTTTCATTCAACAACTGGGACGTGATGAACTCTTTGCCAAAGATGCTTCGCCCAGAAGGATCGAAACCGGTGCCGCCGCGTCCAAAGTTATTGACGTACGCGATGTAACAGCTCTGGCTGTAGTGACTGGTCACTCGATTGACCAACGGCAACTGAGGTGTATTGAACACGTCGATGACGCCTGACTTGTTAGCTTGAACGTCGCTTGACGTCATCGCTAGCTCGAGTTTTACGATGACGCCGTTTGAGACCTGCGCCTCACACTTGACAGCCACCGAACCCGTGAAATAGTTACCAGCTGTTGATGACGACCTGGGAGTGACGATCGCCCCAGGCGTCCCACCGTACGCTAGGTAACCTTGGGGCCTGATCTGATAGGTCGATGTGATCGGTGAAAAGCTAGAAAACGTGATGTTGCTGATGTTGTCATTTGCGTGTGTGATCACGCCAGACATGATTAGGTCTCGACGCGTCGAGTTACCGATGACAGACTGGTTAAACAGAGCGACAGTCAGACCTGGTCCACCAAAATCGAACCCGCCGGCAGGGTTGTTTTCTAGCGTTGACATACACGTCGTCTTGTCAGCGAACCAACCGTTACCAGCTGCGAACGGTAACTCGATCACCGCTCGCTCGATCAAAAACGAGTGATTGATCGGCAGCTTGAAGACCTCGTCAGCGTTGGCTCGATAGTCTTCATTGACCGTTATCGACTTGGCGTATGACTTGTTGAGCGCCAGAGTGACGTTGTCAGTGGTGTAGTTAGATCCGATGCTAGCATCGCTCTGGTCACCCGTCGTCGTCCTGACGTGTGAACCCGAAGCAACGGTGTTACCAATTGGACCGAAGCCCTTGTGATCTTCAATGATTCGTAACGAACTGGCATCAGCCGAACGATCGATAACGATGTCGCCCTTTGACTTTCCAGAGTTGTTAGTCACCGCGCCGTTAGCGATGATGTAGCTCGAGTTTTGTGGTACCTCCCACGCTCCAGCTCGGATGTTGTAGTAGTGAATCGTTGACGCGGTGCCGAACAACACGACGTTGTTGTTGACTGGAAACGATATCCTGATCTGCGTCTTTGCCTTGAGAGGTTGTGACAGGCCGTCGCCTAAGGCGTCAATGCTCGATCCGCTGACGTAAAACGAATCAGTTGCTGCAGCGGCGTCGTTCTCAAACAGCTTGTATTCTGAAAACGGTTCGATCGATTTTGGAACGTCGCCTTGAAGAAACTGGTCGACGACGGACTGGACGACGCTGGCTGTGAACTCAAAGTCACCCGCAAACAAGTCTTGTCGCGTCATTGACGTAGGTTCAGAGTCACCATAAAAACGTTGCAACATCGACGGAGCGTTGACAAGCACCCCGGACATGATGCCACGTGTCGTGCTAGACGTGACATAGTTCAGCGTTCGACGATCGTCAAATGATATCCCGTCGTTACCAAGCCGGCTGTCTCCCGTGCGGGCGACCGTCGGTAGGACTAATCGATTGTCCAAGCGACGAATCTCTGAGCGAGGTAACACCTTTCGCCTATTCATCGGAGGCAAAAACGTGAAAACAGTGCCTGCGGCATTGAGGCCGGGCCAGTGAATGAAAGGCTTGAGATTACAGGTGTAATTTGAGGTGAATGCTTGGTCGTCGGTGTCGGTGTACGTTGAGGTGACAACAGCGCCTCCGTAACGATATTGTTGTCGTTCAGTGTCTCTGTACCCAAGACCGTACGAAAAATCACGGAACCGATCGGTTCCGTTAGGCATGAAGATACCGATGGTCGCGTCTTCGGGCGACGATGGATTCAAGACCAGGTTGATGCTTTGTCGTGGGGTGTAACGAAACTCGATCTTTCCGTTTTCGTAGATCACGACCTCAAATCTCAGGATGGTGCTGGGAGTTGAAAAATCAGACAACGAGTTCCAACGAACGATGAGCCGTCGGCCGTCTGTCGATCGAACATCGCGAAAGAACTTGACACTGTTTTGGCCAGCGTTAATGAACGTAGGAGGCGTTTCTAGTCCCCTGTTGATGCGATCGACCTTTTCAGACGATAGAGAGCTGGATGCGATGTACTGTGACGTGGTGGCAGCGACGTTTCGTAAGTCATCGAACCAAGGCGCTAACAAGACAGCGTTCGATGAAAAGATGGGCTTGATAGCAGAGTTTGTCCAGACCTGATTGCTGAGGACCTCTGTTGAGTTGAACGTTCCCGTCGTCGGATCGACGAGCACCATCCAACCGTTCGTGCAAACGGCGAATTTTTTGTACGTGATCCCATCGATCTGAAAGTCAAATCCGATATCGATGGGAACGCTGATGCCGTCATCTGAGTATCCACGTCCCGGATCCTTATCACCACCGACGCCAGACTCTGTCGAGCTGCCTGGGCTGCAGGGCAAAAACAGGTTGTCAGGAACCCTCGTCAAGTTAACAGACGCTGCAGTCGAGCGAGTTAAGACGTAGTTCTCAAACCGACGGGGCGGTGAGCTTCTTAGGGTTTTTGGCGTAGCAGCCATTAGTGAACCATTCCTCCGAAAGACAGTGAATCAGTACCTACTCCGGAATTAGTATCGTAATCCCATCCTGAGGTAGCTGAACGCTTTCCGATGGCCAAATTGATGTAGCTGTCCGTTGAACCGGTCATCAGGCTCAAGGCTGCGCTCATCGCAGAATCATAGTTCGTGGCCAACGGAGCGTTACGTGGGTACCGAACGTCAACGAACGGCGAGAGTTGAGGTTTCTCGTGAAGGAAAAATCCGACGTTTGATGACGCATTGTGAGAGCCAGAGACCTGACCTGGGAACGTCACCCCGTCGGCATATTGGTCTAAGAATCCGATCTGTTGCTTGAGATCGTAAAGGTATACAGTCTGCACTTGGTCTGAGGCAAACGTCGTGTCAGTGTTGCCTCCCATCACAGCTCCTTTCACGTCATGAGACTCAAACGGAACCTCGATGCTAAAGAACGATGCCTTCGACCTGATGGTCAACGGTTCGATCACGCCATCGAAAACGTAATTTTCGATCTGATCGTTATCACTTGTGATGATGGGAAATGTAATGACGCTGCTGAACAGGGGAGAACTAACGTCCTGTGCTCGAATGAAATCGACCGGGTCAAAGTAATCGAGTTCCTCAAAGGCTGCGTCCGTCCTAAAGTTCTTGTCCATGCCGTAACGGTTACGACGTAAGACGTGTCCGGGTTCGCCAGCATGGATCTTTGCCAGACCTGCGTCAAAGTGTTTCTGTTGCGTGAGCTCGACACCTTGTCGATAGCCATCGATCTCTGACGTGTCGATGCCTTCAACGTTAAAGCTACCAGAGATCAAGCTGAGGCTGATGTTTCCTTTTGAGCCAGATGAAAACGCCTGGTTTAGTCTGACCCTAAAGTACCTGACGTTCGTCACGTCGAAAGTGAACGACGTCGTCGCGCCGTCATCCTGAGGAGAGAACGACGTCAGCTCAAACCGATCGAACGTTGGGATCGGTGACCAGTTGACTGCGTCCTGTCCAGCCTCGAAAGCAAGCGATTCTCCTTGGGCTTGTTTGGCAAGGACGTTAAGTCTAACACGTTGTGCCTTGTTGGTCGACTGTCCAGACGACGACTGAGGAAACACAGCGTGTTGGGGGGTGCTAGCTGTCCACGTAGCGACCGGAAACGTACCTGTGATGAACTGGTTTGGCTTGGGCGATGCGACGGCTGGACCCTCGTCAAAAAAGTTTGGGTCCTCATGTAGGACGTTTCTGAAAAAGTCTAAGGTTGCCATGTCACCACTTTCTGATCACGCCAGCGAGTTGTTGCAATAACAGGACGTCACGGATCCTACTGCGATCCTCCTCGCCCAAATATATCTCGCTCGAGAAGTACTCGAGCTTGTGTCTCTCTAACATGTGAGACTCGATGACGAAGTTTGTCCCTTTGAAGTTCGTTTTCCTGGGTATCAGTTGCTCGATGAACGTCCCAATCGACGAATCGAACCACCTGAAGAACTCGAAAAACGCCTTGAAGTTAAGCTTCTCTTTGATACGATTGAAGTAAACGTTTCGTAACGTCTCCAGGTTCGGGTAATCAGGTGAGTACACAAGCTCTGGTGATCCTAGAGCGTTATCGAGAGCGTCAAAGGTCGAAAACAGCGTGACGATGTCACGGTTAAGTGCATCGATCAGAGAGAACTCGATCGCAAAGCGGACGTCGTCTGTTGGTTGTTCGCTCTTGACGATCTCGTAGACGGGCGCTACTCCGGCCCACGGCGTGGCATCTACGAGATCCTGGTTCAAAAAGCTACGGATTCGAACCTTCTCGTTAGAAGCTGCTTCATCAAAGTAAGGCGACAGGTAGCTGACGTCGAAGAGCTCGCCTCTCAGGCAATCACGATCAATGGGAAATCCCGTTCCGGTCATGTGCATCCCGTTCTGGCTGAAGTCCAAGAACGTCATCGTTCCCAGGGGCCCATACGATCCCGTGGCGTTGGCCCGGCGCGTGTCCTGTTTTCCGAAGCTGTCCATGCGAACCTTTTCGAACGAACCGCTACGAGTCGTGACGAAATTGTAATTGACTGTCGGATCCTCGACGCCGAGGGACTTGTGATTACGAATGTGCTCAGTCCACTCTTGTTCTGTCAAGCCTTTCGACCAGAATCTGAGAGCGGTCTGCAAGCCAGTAAAAGCCGTCACTCGTGACTCAGGATCGGCCACAGAAATATTGTTCAGGTAAAGGTAGCTGTTACCTACCCCAGACGGAATTGATTGATTCTCGCCAATGGCTAGAAAGCTTCCTGATTGGTTGAAGCTCGAGCTTAACGTTCGGAACGAGTTTGACTCAGAGGTGATTAGTTCGTAAAAGAACGACGCTGTCGTCTGCAGGTACGTGATCTCGCCATTGTTTTGCGTTCCCAAGCGTAAGAAGTATGACGACGAAACACGTGAGTCGATGCTGTCGTTACGTACGCAACCGAACGATACATTCCACTTGTCACCATCGAAAATTGCGTTATCAGGAACGCTCATCGACATGTGTAACAACGGGCTCGTGGCGTTGGTGCCTGGCCTGAGGTACAGTACGAGCTTTGGGTCCGCTGACGAAGAGATTGCTAGTAGGTTTGCGACGAGACCCAACCCTCCTGACATGAAACTCGTCGACCCCGTGACGCACATGCGAGCCAGCGATTGCGTTGAGCTCGTCATCGATTTGATGTGATACGGTGTGTACTTGACGATCGTTTCGACAGTCCAAGAGCCCGACGTCAGCAATCCATCGCTTGGGTTGTTGCTGATGCCATTTGGCGGGAACCTATTTGCTTGGACGAACGTTCCTCTGATCTGTGGATAGCCAGGCTCGTAGCGTGACGCTGTCAGAAACGGAGATACAGCAAGCGACGAGGTGATGAACTCGACCATCGTGCCTGTCTCACGTTTTTGCTCTCGAGTGAATGACAGTTGTTTGACAGTGGGTCCACCGAACTCACGCAACCTCAGGCTGTTCTCAGGATCGATGCCGATGGCACGTAGAAAAACCTTGATGCTGTGTTGCGTTCCCTTAGAGCGTATCACCTCAGGTAAGTTGATGATGATCCGACGGAGCAGCTCGTTCTGGACATGTTTTATCGGTGTCTCGCTAGAGCTGATCTCTGGATCGACGTTCTCTCCTTTGATGTATTGCTCTATCGTGCTATCGTTGAACAGCACGGGCATGTGAAAACCATACTGCCTGACCAGGTCTCTTAGGAAGTTGTTCGGGGTGCTGACGTTGGTGTCATAATTCACCGTCCTCACCGAGCTGAAGGCGTCAACGAACAGCTTCATCTCGTCAAAGAACCTCGCCCAAATGTAAAGCATCGACAGGATCAGCTGGACGTTACCCAATTTGCCTTGACCGGGCATGCCAGTGCCAGAATAGGGGTCGTTTCCGGCGCCCTCAGGTTCATCGAACCCATCAAACAACGTTCCTTCTAGGAGGTAGTGTTGTGGGACCAATCGGGTTATCAGGTTAGGGTTCGCCTGATCGTATGTCGTGGCGCTAGCGAGCAAGGTAGCGTTAAGGTCGACGACGCTTTGGTATGCTGGGAACAGCACGGGAACGCTTTCTTCACGCTCATAGATCACGTCGCTCGTCGGATCGAGAGAGGCGTCTTGTCTCAGGAAACTGCCCGTTAGGTTTCCTACGTCGTCAAACTGTGCGTAGGTTAGGAAGTTGCTGATCACAGAATGAAGCGAGTTTCCTGAGCTGTCAATGACGATAGCGTTAGCTTGGTCGTTGGTATCAGTTGCTAGCGGCGGTGGTGGCTCATTGAAGCGATAGTAAAGCTTTAGGTCGGGTTGAGCAAAGATCGCCTTGGGAGCAAATTGCTGTTGGAGGTCAGCGCTGCGGGCGCTGTGAAACAACCGCAACTCATCGATCGTGCCTGACAGAGTCTGGTTTGGTGTGACCGTCGTCGAACCGAGTGCCATGACAGTACCTGAACCGATCGTGAAGTCTGATGCGTCAATGTTAAAATCACCAAACGTGTAACGTGCCTTGGTGACGTTCGCACTCGTGCCTCCTTTAAAGAACTCAAGGTAGTGAGTTCCGGTCTCTCGATTCAGAGTCACGCAGATGTGATTGAAACGACCCTTGTCAAGGTTACAAGGAACTGTCAGCGAAAACGAACCTGAAGCGACACTGAATCGGGCTTCGACGCTTGAGGTTGACGTCGTGGGCGTCAGGTATAACGAAAAACCTTGTGATGTGCCATTGATCTTTTGACAAACGACCTGCGTACCCACCGTAGCCGTCGCAGGTAAGAACAGGTGCATCTCAATGCTCAGTGATGAACCATTTGTCGGGTTCAAGACAGAACCACCGTGAGGGTCCTTTGACAGGTCGGGATACAACGAACCCGCTGCATCTTTGACGATGATGTACGAACCTGCTGCAGGTGACGTCTCGCCGACCCGGGTCCCTGAGAACATCAGTTGTCCATGAAACTTCGGGAAATTGTCAAAGACGTACCTGTCATAGCCTGTCATCTTCTCGAAGAAGACCTCAACCTCCTGTTTGGTGCCATCGAAAGGAAACCCATTGATGACCTGTTCGAATGCTAGGTTGACTTTTGCCTCAGCGGACATGAAAAACGTGTGATTCTCGAACCGAGACCAGTCAACGTTTAGCTGTTGAGTTGACTTCAAGGGAGCGTCTTGGTCATCGTAAATGAACGATGACGTACTCAGGATGTTAGTGTCCTTGACCTCACTGAACGTCAGCTGAAGAGGCCTGTTTCCTTCGACAGCAGCCTTTAGGAAGGCTGGGACGTATGGTGAGATTTGTTTCGTCGTCATGAGGTCTCAATCTACAGTCTAGGTATCGTGGAAGGCGACACCTCAGACTACCTTACCTCGCGTCGCTAACACGAAAAATTGGTGATGCGCTCTTGAAGACACGACGATCACCACCCATGATCACCATGACGTCGATGACATACGTACGTTCAGGTGTCAGGTTAGACATGTCGAACTTGAAGTACATGCCGCTTGCATCGCTTGACAGGCGTGTCGAGTTTGTCACCGTGTCGAAGGGCACCTCGACGAGACCAGTAACGTCATCGCGTACCTGGAAATGTACGTCGCGGATAACTGACCCGGGATGTTCGATCGGCAACCTGGTCGCTGTCAACACCGACGGTGAGGTTATGTCAAACAAGTGAACGCGTAACACGGTTTTTTCATCGCTAAAGTAGCGATTTTGCATGCCGTGAACGGTCACGACAAACGGATGAGAGTTGACGCTCGTTGGCCCTCGAGAGCTAGCTCGTAGGTCAATGCTCGAACCGGTCAGGTACGCTACCGTGTCATCAAGCGATCCCCAGATCGGCGTCATCTTGACAGAACCAGACTGAGCTAGCTTTGAGAGCAACACAGCATCCGTCGAAGGCAACAGAACCGAAGCAGAGTAAACTCCCACCACGGGAAAGATCCCGTAAGCGTGTTGCGATCCGGTGAACACCAACGTGTGCCAACCACCAGAGATCTCAGTCGTTAGTTTCAAGACCAGGCTGTTTGGGCCGGTCACGGGCGCCAGCGATGAACCGCTTGTTAGGTTTCCAGGAACGTTCCGAACGTAATTGTAAAGAAATAGGTTACTGGGCGTGTCGAAGACCAATGACTGGCTGTCATCTTGGATGGAGTCATCGAACTTAACGATCATTCGAGGACGTTTGTCTGAGTTGAACGCTGTTCGTGAAGCGAACCGTTTGACAAAGTACGTGTGTTGGTTGTTCTCTAGGGCATCATCTAACGAGATGCGAAAACCATAGTCTGACAAGGCTCCTGCGAGCGTCGCTGAGACGGCTAACGTGACGTCGACTTCGAGGTCTTCCTCTCCGGTGACGAAGAGCTGCGAGCTCAACAAGCTCGCTCCGTTAGAAACATTTGTCGAGGCAGTGACGTAATCGACTGTCCCGGGTAAACCACCCCCAAGACCACAACCACTCACTAGCCACTGACCGCCTGACCATGAGCTGGTGAGAAAATTGCTGGCGTCAGAGTCTGAATAGTACACCACGTCACGTCCCAAGCCTTCATCGAAGGCACGACCGAGAGGATGCACGTTGACCTGAAAGTTTGAAGGAGTGGGCTGCCCACCATACACGTCAAATAGCTTCAGCTTGACTTTGAAGCTTGCGTTACCAGGATCGATCTTTCCCTCGCTAACCAGGTCACGAAGGGGTTGTAGGTCGAATTGAACCAAGAGGCGACTGAGTTCAACGTTCGGAACGCTGCCAGACGATGTCGTACCGTAAAGCTTAAACAGATCCAGTGAACCTGCGGCACCAACGTTAGCGTTGTATTGCCTGTTTCCTTTGACGACACGATCAGTGATGTACGTGTCTTTGCTGGGTCGAAGAACCTTATACATTAGACTGCTGCCTTACCCATGATGTCAAACTCTGGGAACCTGATTTCAAAGATCGCGCCCGGCGTTGGGAACATGATGCCCAAGCGAGTGTTAGCTTGCACGTCAAACGTGCTTGAGCTGTATTCCCTGTTTGAGTTCGTTCCTACGATGTTCTGAAACGTAACGTTATTGACAGCCACAACACCTGGGACGGTGAAGATGTTGTTAACGACGTCAGAGATGACGATCGGTTGGTCGATGTGAAAGTTCTTGATGTCAAAGAACGTTTGAAGTTTCGTCAAGGCGCCTTGCAAAACGACGCTGCGATTTAACGCAGGATCGATCAATACGTCAAATGACATCGTCAGGTTGATGACGCGAGCATCTAAGATGTCGATGGCGTCAGAAATCATGCGATACGGATTGAGGTACGATCGAAGGTTCCTCTTTAACGTATCGGGAGAAGTGATCAGCTTAGACTGCGGGTCACGAGACACGATGAAGAGTTGCGTTGCTAGCGGGTTGTTTGGGTTTGACCTGATTGACGCTCTGAAGACGCGGCCAAAGTTCGATGGCAACGTGTAAACACGAGCCAGTAGGTCCTCACGGGTGACGATACGTTCCTGAGAGTTCTTAATCGCGGGTATCTGAGCCTTAAGGTCGTCGCTCGTGGGAGCGTCTTCACCGCCGCTAGCAGCGATCTTGTTAGTGATCTCGATGCTGCCTTTGACGTTTGCAGCGAGCGCTGCGCTAGGATTGCCTGGAAAGAAAACCTTCAAGGTCTTCACGGTCCTGACGTTGTTCGCTGGTACGTTGTGATTCAGTCCACCGCTGTAACGATAGTTGATCTGCAACGTCGTGTCTGATGCAGCAGTTCCGAGCGTCTTGGTTTGCAACAGCTGCTGTGGGTTGACAGGGATCCTTGAGAACGTCCTAGAGTATGGGAACGCGATGGCAAAATCCGAGGGATCTGGGATGACGTCGTCCTCTAGCGTGTTAGCGTTGCCGCTACCGAATGTCAGCGTCATCTTCCTAGTGTTGAGATCGGCATCAGCAGAATAACGAAACGGAGCTGGGATGACCTTGATCGCGTCCTTGACGAGCTCATTATCCTTTGCGGTGTTCAGGACGTTACGATAGACGACGTCATGGCTAAGCGACGCGACCTGGTAATAGACGTTTCCAAATCCATCAATCACCGACGTGATCTCTGAGACGTTAGCGTTTGACAGGGTGATCCGACGAAACGGGATGAAATCCTTTCCGATCGAGATGTTTTCAGTGACCTCCTTACCAGAGACACACATGCCCGATTGTGCCATGATGAATGTGGTTGGCGTGCCTGACGACGTCTTGTTGCCAACCTTGATTTGGGCCGCGAAGCTACCGTCTGACTTTTTGCGATTGAAATCGACGTCCTCAAGAAGGATGAACTCAACGCCATTGTCAGCTGAAAAGATCGATCCCGCCATCACCTTCGGAAGACACGCGACCGACGGTCCCAGAACGTTCTGGGTCTTTTCAGCTGGAACTGATACGTAAATCGTCACTGGTACGATCGCAGGTGAGGCTCCGACGATAGGAACGCCAGAGTTTCGCAGCGCTCGTTCGATGTTTGGGGCTTCGACGGCGGTGTCGTAATTCAACTCAGCGTATTGGTGATCGAGGTAGAACGACAGCACGTCACCGGTATAAGCCGCGAAGTCAAGGAACAGGCCTCCGAGACTGCTCTCGCTAAAATCACGGATGCGATCCGGGTAGTAGAGACGAGCGTATTCCAGCAACTGAGCACGAAGACTGTCGAAGTCTTTTGCTAGGTACTTCCTTTGACGTACGCTTTTTAGATCATCACGATTGAGGGCCATGCGTTCACTGTTCCGATTGTGTTAAGTATCGATCTCAGATCACGTACAGCGTGACCAGTAGCGCTCGCTTGCCAGCTTGTAAGGCTGGGATCGAGTACGTGATGGTGATCTTAAAGACACCCGTGTTCTTGTTTTGCGTTCGGTCGACCTCAGAGAGAAAGTCCTCAAGGCTGACAAACGGCATCCACCTTGACACTGCAGCGCTGATGCGCTTGATCGCCTCAGCGTCAAAGTCTTCCTGTGAGGCGAACTCTGTGACGAGCGGGCGCAGGTTCGCTCCGAAATCATATATCCCAAGGTGTTCGCCCCAATTCGTCTGTAACAGGTTACGCAGGTTATCGTGCACCTGGTCTGGCAGGTTGTAATTCATGCCAAATATCCCCTCTTGGGTTCCCAAACGCAAAGGGGTCTTGATGCCGATCGGCAGCGACGACTTGGTGATCGCCTCGACGATCTGTTGCTCTCGTGTCAGACCAGAACTCTTGAAAGAAAATCTTCCCATCACGTCACCGGCTGGAACCCGCTGCCTGGCCCGTCCTTCGCGATCGAGGTGTCGATCGACCCGTGAGACCTAGACATGTCAGCTCCAGTCTGGTCAGTACATAGTTTCTCGCTATCGATCAATGCCAATACTGTGCGACCTGCGATGTAGATCTGGTTTCCTGACCCGATGTACATGCTAAGTTTCTTTGAGTTCTTGGGAACGGATTTTGCGTTAATGTACTCCCACTGCTTTACCGCGGTCGGTTTTCCACCATTTCCCGGATCAGACTGACCGCCTTCGACCGTGGTCATTGAAAAGCTTCCGGGCTTGTAGTCCTTGATCAGAACGAGAACGTGTTCGTTACCCAGCTTTCCTCGTTTCTCAATGATGATGACGTCACCTTTCTTGAGAGGAGGCAGGTCGCCGCTCTTGTATGGGATGATCGCGTCCTTTTTCTTTGCCGCAGTGTAGATGCCAGCAATCGCTGTGCCATCACGATATCGATCGAGAAAGAAATCATAATAGAGGTTGACAGATGGGTCCTGCTTGCTGGTGTCGACCTTTGAGTCAAAGACAAAGCTCGCTCCGCCGTTCGCGAGACACGCTCGGGCCACGAGACCACAACTTGATGCGCTCTTTAATTTAGCCAGTGTCCTTGATTTTCCAAGGGCACGTGGGTCAGCCTGAGGGCCTTTTCCAGGTTCAGCATACTCTACTAACAACAGGTGTGACGCATACGTGTCTTGCTTGGCTGCTCCAGCGCCGTAACCCGTGTCGATCATCTCTTTCGCGTAGCTCACGATCTTGTCACGAGGCGACTCGGGTTGCGGGTCTGCAGCGTCCTCGGGCGGGTCATATCCCAAGAACTTGCCGATGCCGCCTGTTATCCCACCAGGCGATGAGCCCAACGTGGATCCAATCGCTGCGATGAAGACCATCTCAACGATTTTTGTCGTCAGGACCTTGATGGCGACGATCTGCGTGACGGCGTCTGGCCTGATGTCACCAAAAAGCTTTGCCTCGAAAGCGAGATCGCAGATCGACTTAAACAGGTCTGGAAGGTTCGGTAGCTTAAGCACCAGTTTTGGGATGTTTGCGACGAGCGTGACCAGGAACTTTGGCACGTTTAACGCAAAGGAGAGCGAGAAATCGAACAACGTCTTAAACTCTGGGACCTTGATGTCAGGAGGAATTGGAAACGTGGGCAAAGGCGGTGGAATTGCCGGGATCCCAGGGAACTTTGCGATGAGCTTCGGTGGTGGCATGATCTTCATCTTCAACGCAAGCAACGGAGGATTTGGGATCATGAAAGGTATGAAACCGCTTGGAAAGTTGGGTATCTTGAAATTGACGCCGAGCTTAAAGCCTAACGAGACAGGACAACAGATGGGAAGCAACTTGAAGTCTGATTTCAGGTTAAGGGCACAGGCGATCTTTTCGTACGTTCCCAAGATGTTCTTGTGAAACTCAGGGTACTTTTTTTCGTCTTCGAGGAGCAGCAGACCCGCAAACGGGTTAGGCGGCACTGGATCGCCACATGGGAAAAGAGGAGGCACGGGCATGTTTGCTGTGCCGAACGTGAGCTCGTCCTTGACAGCCTGTATGAATTTTTTCTTTGCCTTAGGCGTGAGCTTGCACTTGTCGTCAATGATCCCCGCGTGCACCTGACATCCGCTTCCTTCAGCCATTGTGCCTCATTTCACCAAGATCTTATTTGCAAATTTGCCTTGTGAGGGAGCGAGCGCTGGGCCGTTGTCTGACCCTGCGGGTTTCGCACCAGCAAAAAATCCGCCCATCGTCGTAGACAAGGGCGCTCCGGTCACGCCACCATCAGCAGCGACGACAGGCACGTCGCTACACACGAGACCGAACTGAGCGTCATCTCCTCCAAGTTTCACGTATCCTTTTTTCGAAGGTTGAAAAACGATGTCACCGTTAGCCTTGATCGCGACCACGGCCCAGTTGTCGCTATCTTGGTCTTCGACTATCCTTCCCTTGTCATCACGAGTCACGAATCCCGTTACGACGATCTCAAGATCAGAACGAGCGATCAACCTGATCTTGTCAGTCTTGATGACGATGGCGCCGTCTCCTTCGTCACTGTCCTTGACGTCTGCTTTCGCAGGATCACCGCCTTGGAACTTTCCCTTGCTTAGATCAGAATTAAACCGATTCAGGCCAAAATTCCTGTCAACCTTCGTGCGTTGTGAGATCAAGACGCGGCTTCGATCGTTAATGAAGTCAGGGTCACCCTCGTTAGGTACCAGCTCCTTTAGCGACTTTCCAAGCTCTTTTTTACCAGTCGGTGAACCGTCGATGTTCGTAGAGCTGGCCTCTGCACCACCGGTGCCGTCTGTTTGCCCGCGGCCGGCGACCAGGTCGATCGATCCTGCGCCTGGCTTTTGGTCGTCTTCGTCTGGTATGCCGGCGACGACGGTTGCTTGTGACGTTTCGTCTGACTTGTACCTAGCAACAGCGCCTGTTCGATCACGACCCATCACGATCAGGGTATTGTTCGTTCCTTCGAACGCAAACTCACTGGGACGTTTTCGGTACCTCGGAACCGGCTCTAGAACGGAAAGCTTTCCCCCATCAGTGTCTGTCAATAGTTTTTCGTACGCATTTTCATCACCGTTCAGTGTCGCGCTCTCGGCAAGGGTGTACCGACCGTCCTCTCGAGTGTCAGCACGACCATTTCGAAATTCATACTTTGGAGAGTCAGTGCCATCGAACTGGTCTCGAGATCCTGGAACGAAGCTAGCGTCTAGGCCTCGGGGCGGGTGGGTGTGATTGACGTCCTCGACAAAACCCGGCTCAACGATGCGACACATCCAGTAACCAAGGTCGTTCTTGGTGCCTGATTGGTTCTCGAACATGACCCAGACGTGCTCGCCCGGTTGGCATGGGAACGATACCGTGGGAGGAAAGAACGGAAACAGGAACATCGCGGGCGTCGCAGCAGACGTTCCCGGTGTCATGACGCGCTGGGCGACGATCGTGTTCCGAGGTAGGACCTTTGCGAGGTGGATGTTCGACACCTGTAACGCGTGTTCGAAGTACGACACCTTATTGTCGTCGATGATCGTCGGATCGAAGATGGTCTCGATGACGACGTACCTGTAGAACAGGGGAAGGTCGCCTCGGAAGCCGTGTTCGTAGTACGCTCGCTGTTTCTGTATCTCACCAGAAACACCTTCTGCGATGTCTCTTATCGGCTTGTACTGCTCGTTGGTCATGGTTCCTGTGGGTCACTTGTTTTCGCTGATGCGGGAAAACATATCCTCAGGATCTATCGACTCGCTCTTTTGATCAGCCTTCGCAATTAACTCAGCCAGCTTAATGAGCTGATCGTTAGCACGTGACATGCGCTCGATGTACGTAGCGATGGTCTTGCCATGCACGGCATGTTCAGTGCTCTTGTCAGCAGCGATCTTGACAAGCTTGGCAAACATCACGTACGAGTTCTGGCGATCAGAGATCGCGTTCTCGTAGATCTCCTTCCATAGCTGTCTTTTCTTGTCGCTGAGGTTGTTGATGTCCTTTAGTAGATCTGAAAAATCACGAAGACGTTCTTCGACGTTTCGTGCTTCAAGCTCGACGATGTCACCCGTTTCTGCGTTGTCAGGCATGTCAACCTCAAAACAGCTTGAATTTCGTGTCGATCTTAGAGCGACGATACAGTTTTTTCACGGATTGCATCGTCGTCGTCAGCTGCTTGGGACTGAGGCCTGACAACTCACGCATGTAAAGCAGGATGGCGCTCTTGTTGAGAAGATCAATATCATCGATGTTCTCAAAGATGATGATGATCGAATTGATGCAAGCGAGCTCGTTCTCTGTCTTGACCTTGCTTCGGATCTCTTGTAAGACGTTGATGACGTTAGCCGCTGATCCCTTGCTCATCAACAGCTCGTCCTGTGCAGGGACGATGTTATAGTCCTCAATGATACGCTGTTCGTTTGCGCTTAGTGAGTCGGGATCGTCAAGGCTGACGCTACGCTTGATGCGTTGTGATTTCTGTTTGGTCTTGATGATGAGCCAGTTCTTGGCCACGACGTTGAAATACGAGAAGGCGTTAGTCCCACGTGTCGCATCGAACTTTCCGATGGTCTCAAACAAAAAATTGACGCAATCGTTCTTCAGGTCGTCAAACGTGTCATGCAAGCTAGTGAACTTGTGAATGTTGATCAGGTTCTCGACCAGCTTCTCAAACGCAGGCAGGATCTTGTCAACGTAGAGCTTGTCCTTGTCTTTTTTGACATCAGACTGTTGGTAAGCAACGATGGCGGCTTGCGTCCCAGCGTTGAAATACATTCGCAACGCCTTAGCGGCTTTTGCTGCAGCTTCTTTTTCCTCGGGCGTGAGCTCGACAGCTGGAACGTCTGTCTTTGCCTCCATCGATTTTTTGGTCGGGACGATCTGTGCCTCTGCTGCTTTTTTACGACTGAACGCCATTGTTACTCCTGTTCATCCTCGTCGCGATCGAAGGTTATGACCTTGTTCGCCACGAGGAGAATGGCGTGTTTGGTGTGCTTAATGTCAGCGATCAGCTGCTGAACGAACGGATCGTCAGATCCGACTGGCATCTCAGCGACCTTAGCGATTCGCTGGTAACAGTCATTGATGATGTCGAGCGATTCTTCTACCTGTATGCCGACCTCCTCAAAACGATCTTCGAGCTGTAGGTTGTGCCTGACGCTAAAAAACAGCAGCAGGCCCAACACTACGACGGCCACGCTGAGGCCAATGACTAACGCTAACATGCTTCAAAGCACCTCTCGTAAGGCCTCGTCATATGCACGACAGATCGCCTTGAAACTGTAAGGTTCTTTGATCTTTTGTTTGAGCTCGAGCGCCCACTGTTTTGGAGTTGATGGGCTCTCTCGAAACTTGAGAGCTCGCTTCTTGAAATCCTCCTCGGAGGGGTTGGCCCAACGTGATCCCTTGACGAAGATCTTGTTGTCGATGCGAGAAGGATGTACTTCATTGAGTTGATAGTACACACTGATGAACTTACCGTGCTTCAGAAAGTCAAGGTGACCCGACCAGTTGGTCGCGATGACGGGCAAGCCAGAGGCTGCGGCCTCTAGGATCGGAAGTCCGTAACCTTCACCCCTCGTTAGAGCGACTAACGCCTTGATCTGAGGGTGCTTGTACAGCGACGCGACCTCTAGGTCATTCATGTCACCATGAAGCAAATAAAACTTGGGACCTATGGCACCTGCTGGCCTGACCTCTGTCAACAGTTGCTTGAACGTGTTGAGCACTATGTTTCGATCGATCTTTGAGTTTCGACCTGCGTTGGTCTTGACGACGATGCCGACATCCTTATCGTTCTTGAACGTTTCACACAGCCACTTGACAGTGTAGAAAATGTTCTTCCTGTCGCTGTGTGGGTTGTTACCTGTTAGCTGACCGAAAACCAAAAAGTTAAACGACGTGGGAAAGCTCTCGAAAGCGTACAAGTCAGATGAATCATCGATCGACTCTGAGTACGATTCTGGGACGACGACAATGGGTCGAGTCACGTTGCCCGAATTTAAGATGCACTGCCTTGCGTGACTTGATGGAACGATGACAGAGTGCATCGCATTACAGGCTGTCACCCACTCTGGGTGGCAACGATCCGTCTCGACGGCAGCAGTGACACCCACGTTGACACGAGACAATTTCGGGTCCCACTCGTTAGGTAATTGTAATTGAATTGACACGTCAAAGTTTGAGGTCACGTCAGGAGACACACAGCGCTGCATGATCTGACCCGCTAGACCTTCTGACGCATTGGGATTGACAATCCAAGGAGTGTCGCCCCAGGGCGTGGCTAGGAACTTGACGTCAACGTCGCCACGATTGAGCAGGTACTTTGCGATCTGACGACAGTGAACGCCGTAACCTGATTGCGTCAACACTGGGCCCCGAAGGACGACTGATTTCATGTTAGGAGTGTTCATAGCTCGATCCTCACCCAACGCTGTTGTGACGTGCGCCAGTTTTCTGTCAGGTTGGTTAACGTCCTGTCCCAATCAGAGATCATTCTGCTCATGTCGTAATCCTTGAGAGCGTGAGCGTATGCTTTCTTACCCACCTCGGCTCGTTTTTCTGGTCCCCAATCGTACATGGTCATGAACGCTTGCGCCAGCGTCTCATGAGAGACGAAGTCCTCATAGATGTACGGGACCATCTGGTTACCGACCAACGTCTTGACCTCAGGTTCTAGACCGATACCATACTGTTCGCCCGTCTCAGGGTCCTCGACCTGTCGTGTCAGACCGCCTGTTTTCAGTGCGATGATGGGCTTTCCTCCCATCATCGCCTCAAGGGTGCCCAATCCAAACCCCTCGTTGCAGCTACGGTTAACGATGGTGTCTGACATGTTATAGAGAGCGTTCATCTCAGAGAATCCGACCCTGTCCTTTGAAAAGACGACGTTGTCCTTGAGGTGTAACATGTCGATGACATGGTGAAGGTTGGGACCCTCTGGATCCATCGGATCCGTGTGCATTACGAGGGTCGACTTGCGATGGCCGTGCTTCGTCTCGAGCTCAGTGAGAAATTGCTTGAACGAGATGATGATGTCGCTGGGCATCTTGCGGCGAGCGTTACGACTGACGAAGGTGATGATGAAGTGATCTGAACGCTCGTTTCCGAGGATCTGTGACTTGAAGCGAGCTGCCTCAACGGGAGCCATCGGAAAGAAGATCTCTTTGGGAACTGCGTGCGGTATGTAGTTCGTCTTTTCTGGGAACCTCTGGTGAACCATGTCGTAGGTCGGGTAGTTGATGCAATTGATCAGGTCCGTCGATTCGTAAAGGACGCGATTGAACTCGGGCCACGGCGGGTTGTCCCACAGGTGGTTGTACGCGATCGGACACATCTGGTGAACCTCGTCCTCCATCTCCCACACCCAGATGAAAAACCGAGGATCGGTGAACAGCAACAGGATGTCAGGTTGCTCTTGTGCCAACGCTTGCCTGAGCATGTTCTTGTCTCCAAACCCATTGGTGGGCTTGATGATGAAGTCAGGGTTAACCGTCACCGTGTCGTAGTTGTCGTGTTTGACAGCACCACCAAAGACCTTGAACGAGTACTTACCCGTCTGCACCAAGCCGTTGATCAACCACCTTGCTTGCGTTCCGACGCCGCTGGTAGAGAGCGGGTGATCGCACAGCATCAAGACCTTCTTCTTTTTGTCAGCCATTGACGTCATCATATTCATCTCTCAGCGCTGTGTAATATCTGGTAAGCGTCATTTATGTAGATCAGGTGCAGTGTTCGGTGTCACGATAGTCACAGTACGTGCATGATGCACGATTCTTGATGGCAATACCCTTTTTGACGCTGGAGAGCATGTTGTTGATCACTTTCAGCGAGCGTTCTGTCGTCACGTCGCCGACAGACGTGGTGATCAACTCGCAATGTGCTCCGGGTTTTGCCGTCCTCTTGAGGAGGACGAACCCACACCTGACGTCCTTGGGATTCGTTCCCGTCTTGTTAGACCAGAAGTTCTTGTAAAGGACGAGCTGTGCTCGAACCATGACGTCAGATTTTTTATCCATACTCCACCCCCAGGAGGTGGTTTTCCAATCGATCAACCAGATCAACGTTTTGTTTTTTGGTCCCTTGCACTTGATGACGCCGTCAATGAAACCCTTGAACGCGTGTTTGCTGCCTTCGATGGGTTCGTACAAGTAGTGTTCAGCGTCAACGTACTCCCAGTCAGGAAACGTTTCTTCCATCCACTTAGGAACGTCAGCAAGGATAGCTTCGGCCTCGGCAAGGTACTTGTCTAGACCTTGCGCTTCGAATCCCGGGACGTCTTTGTTCTTTTCCCACACCCTTCGGATCATGTCCGTGGCGATCGAGACGTCCATGACGCGCGTCTTCAAGAACCTTTCACACGCAGCGTGGCACGCGGTGCCAAAGTCCATGAGGGGACCAGGTTTGCTAAGATCGATTTTCAGGACGTGTCGTAGCTTGTGACGGTACGAGCAATCCTTCCATTCACGGATTTCAGAGAAAGAAACGTGGGGTTTTCCGGTTGGCAAGTCTTCGAACTCAGGAGAGGGATCGCTCATCCCCTGATCGTAACTTTGATCTGACGCTTAGTTCAACGATCGTCAGGTATCAATCTTCATCCCATACCCAATCCAGTGGATGAAGTACTCTTGCTCAGTCTCGAGATGCAACGTCCCACATAAATAGGGCTCTGTGCGACGGGTTAACCGGTTATAGCCGTGACGCTGGTGGTACAGCTGGGCTGGAGGGGTTGGCTCACTGTTCTGCTCTCGGATCTTCAGGCACACCTCACGGAACGGGTGTTTCCACAGGTCAGGATCTGTCTCAGAGATGACCAGCTCTTCGTCAGTGATCCTCTCACCACACCCGTCGCAGATGTATGCCTTGTCGTCCATCTTGCGCTCTCAACAGGGTTCGAACCTGTGTCACTCGGGTTGAAATCCGATTGCCTGACCTCTAGGCTATGAGAGCGTGTGATCCCGGTGGGGGTCGAACCCACGACAAATCGGGTTGAAATCCGAATGCTCTACCGCTGAGCTACGGGACCGAAACCATCTGCATCACCCTGTCAAGAGCCTGACGAGCACGAAACATCAACATTGATAGGTCGTCATCGTTGTTGATCACGATGTCAGCCTTCTCGACCTTTGCGTCCTGCGACATCTGAGCCGAGATCCGAGATCTTGCCTCTTGTTCAGTCAGGTCATCTCGGGCCATGACCCTGTTTAATTGAACGTCAGGCGGGACCGTGACGACGACGAGTGGCCTGAAAGCGGCTGCAAATCCGCCTTCGATCAACAGCGGGGCGTCATAACACGCTAGCTTTTCACCGCTGCTACGAAGCTCTGAGAACATGGCTCGAGTCTGGCTTGCGATCCTCGGGTGTACTATTGAGTTGAGCAACGCTCGTTTCTTGCTGTCGCTAAAAACGATGCTTCCCAAAGCCTTCCTGTCGATCTCACCCGTGGGTGTCACTATCTCGAGCCCAAAACACTCGATGATAGCATTGAAGGCGGGAGCTCCCGGGACCATCACCTGGCGTGACACCAGGTCAGCGTCAACGATGGGAACTCCCCACTTTGCCCAGAGCCGACTGACGGTGCTCTTGCCGCTAGCAATCCCACCAGTCAGGCCAAAAACCTTCAACGAAGTGCGATCGAGCTCGGTCATCATTTTCTCGTTACCTGATCAGACCTTAAGGGCCAGGGGTAACGATTTACACAACTCTGCTGCTTTTGGGTGTGGCTCGATGGCGATAGCGGTGATGGCTCCACCGACGTCTGGTTCGCGAAACGCAGATGACCTTAACCCAGCATCGGTAGCGGCAACGAGGAGCCTCATCAGCTCGATCTCGTTGTCGACTGACAACAGCGCTAGGTAATTTGATTTCGCGAACCAGTCGTTATCGACCTCAGGATGATCAGCGGTGAACTGCCTCATGGCGTGACACGACTGGACGGCCTGATAACCAGGCGCGATGTCACGACGTGTCACTAGAAAGAGCTTGTCGCCCATCTTAATGGTGGCCATGGCTTGCCTCACGCGCTTTTTTCGAGGGCCTTTTGAGCCCTTCGCATGAGCCTGTTTGACCGAGGAACTGGCTCGGTTGACGGCGTCAGCAGCGCCTCGACCTTTTCGAGGGTGAGCTCCCTTGCCATTTTCCAATCGGCGTGAGCCTTCATCAGCTCGAACACTGTTCGAGCGTTTGGTTGGTTTCCCTTTGCGCATCTTTCGATCCTATCATACGGGACGCCACGCATCAACCCGTAAGCAATCAGGTGTTCCCGACTGTAACTGCCGAGCGTACGCTTGTCATCCCACAGCTTGTTTCGCTTCGGACCTTTTGCCTTACGAATACGATTGTGAATGGAAATACCTGCAGCTTGCAGGCCACGAACCTTAGCACGAAGAACTTGAATACCAGTGAGCATAATAGACCTCTTTCATCTCAAAACAAAACACGTACAGCGAACTGATCGGAACGTGTTAGTCGAGGAGGTCCTCGCGCAAGACACTGCGGTTCAACCGCCTTGCATTCACAACTCTCGTAGCATGTCTAGTAAGTAATCCTTCTTCGTGCCGTTGTACAGGCCCAAGATTCACTTGTCATCGCAACCACACCCACAGCCCTTGGGCGGCGCGTATCCTGGGACCATCTGTCCCAGGATGTTATCGATGAACTCGATGCCGACCTGGACGTTCTGGTTACCAGCCGCAAACTGCTTTGAGAAATCACACCGTTGTTGTAACAGTTGTTTCACGGTGTCCTCAACCGTGAGCCCTACTTGTTCCATGGCACCGTTCTGTTGTCCTTCGTGTCGAAGTCGTACACGACTGTTCTTACGTCGTGAGCAAGGACACGGTTGACGATCGCCTCCACCTCTGACCATTTTCCACCTGCTAGGCCACATCCTATCCTGGGCATGTGAACAGAGGCATCCAACAGCTTGGCAAAGATCCTTAGCTTTGTCAGGCAGCTTTCTAGAGCATCGTACCTGATGGGAGGCACGCCATTCACTGTCATGACATCGTGCTGTCCGACCATGTTGGCAACGTGAATGCCATCACCCACGTGCACGAGTTGTGTCTCACCTAGCGCAAACGGAGAAGGGTGTTCTCCTTCTCCCTTGCTCCATTCACGATAAGCGTGTTCAGCGACCGGGTATCGCTTGGTCACTGACAGGACGAAACCTCGTCCCCAACGACCGATGTCATTGACAACGTGTGCGATGATCTTGACGTCTGGGCCGTTGGGATGGGTGGCGTCACCCACGAGGTATTCTATCATTTTGTTTGTCCGTTTCAGATTGCCATACGGGCACGAACTTCGTCTGCCGTAGTGTTGTAACAGATATCGCCGATGTCAAAGTACGTGACGTAGACGCTATTCGGGTGCACGTCGACGCCATCGTCGAGGATGACGGTCTCAAAACCATTCTCAGTCCTGATCAGGTCTAGACGACCTTCTTTCGACCTCTTGCCAGGATCGGTGATTGGGTTCTTCGAGACCCGCACCAACCGCCCGCCGACCCAGGCTGCGCAACACTTGAAGGCATGCTTCTGGGTGTCACGATTGAAATCCATGAGCAGGCCTCCACCCGAACCTAGAGCGATGTTCGACACGCTCCAACCATAGTCAACGACTGTTTGTAGGATCTTCTTCATCGAACGACGGTTGATGCCATCGCCCCAGATGATCCTGAAGTAATCTGGTAAAACCTTGTAACCCTTGCGATTGACGGTGATCTCACCTTCAGGCAGGCACTCTTCGAAGATGTCGAAGATCTTTTGAAGCGTGGTGACCGGGTCACCGCTGTCCGGGCGGACGATGAGAGTGCCACCAGAACCTTTGACGAGCTCTCGGATGCGAGGTTGGCAGACCATCCTCGTGAACCTGAACATGTTCCAGCTGTCGCCCACGCAAGCAGAAAGCTTGGGCATCCCGGTTGGGACCTGGCGCTCGACGAGCGTCTTGGTGACCCAGGTGACGACAGTCTCCTCTTCGTTTTCCTCGCCGCGGATCGTCATCGTGGAGTGTTCGGTCGCTGGGATCGAGAATCCTGACATCAAGCAATCGTAGTAGTGATTCACCCACTTGATGCCTGCCATGGTGTCGCTGCCCAAGAAGCTCATCAAGTGGGCTCCCCCGCCGAGCATCGCCTGTTCTTGACACGTGACACCACGACCGCCAAAATCGTGGTGCTTAAAAGAGATTTCTGCGGCTGGGTCGTCACTGGACAGCTGGAGGTAGTGCAGCCAGACTTTCTTGACCTCGCGGCTACCGATGGCGACGACAGACGGGTACCAAACACGCGTCAGCAGCGTCTCGATCCAATTGGTGATCCAAGCACACCTCTTATCCCTGGGACTTCTGACGACGAGGATGGCGTTCTTGACCGGCACGATCATGCCTTCAGGGATGCCTCGGATCGTCACAGGCAGGTTACCGTCGTACTTGTCCAGAATGTGAAGCCATCCCGCGAGATTGAAAGGTTCGCCATGTGCTAGCGCATCGCGCTCGATCTCGCTGATGTCCTCCAACGTGATCTTCTTCGAGAGGTACTTGTGACAGATGTACTGCATCCCAAACAGGGTGCACTCATCGAACTCGCCGCCTCGGGATTCGAAGTAACTCTCCATGTACTCCATGTCGTCTGGGTACAGAAGGTAGTGACTGAACTTATAGCTGTCGGTATCGTTGATGTTGTTGAGGACCAGGTCCTTTTTTCTTGCGTATTTCATGATGACACACTCTCCGTGTTTTGTGATGAGGTCCTCTCACTGAAGACCTTTAGCGACAGTAGCGATGTGAAGATGGGTTGGCTGATTGATTCTGCGTGCTCATATTCCTGACGAGCGCCGCCAGAGACCTTCCAACCCGGGATGAAAAAGATGACGTCACACTTCTCTTGGATGCTTCGGGTCCCTGGCAGCCAGAACTCGTAAGGCTGGCACTTTGAGAACCAAAAGTACATGGCGTTCGGACCGATTGGCATGATTCCCATCTTCAGGATGCGACGGACGAACACCAGCATCTTGGCGACATTATAGACCCTGCCCGGCCAACCGTACTTGGACGAGTATGGCCCAGCGACGAAACAAGTCAGGTGTTTCATCAGATCCTGTTGATGAAGTACGTGATGATGTGAAAGTGATCCTCGAAGAAACTTGCCTCTTGCGAGTACACCGTGTCGAGAGGCATCCACCACGCCTTATCGGCGTCGTCTGAACCTTTTACCTTGGGAAGCTCGCCACGACCCAAATTGATGCAAAACGCATGTGTGATCGTGCGCCCGCGAAGCGACCTGTTCGGGTGATCGAACACCTTTTCATCAACGATGAGTTTCTTGAGTTCGAGAGCGGGCATCTTGATCGCCGTCTCCTCCTTAAGCTCACGTACCGCGCCATCGACGATTCGTTCGTTTCCGTTGAGATAACCGCCAGGTAATGCGATTAGGCCCCTTCCGAGTTCGCCTCCCCTTCGTACGACCAAGACGTGACCGCTGCAGACGCAGATCGCATCGACCGTGACGAACATCGGTGCAAATGGAGCGCTATCCCACTGCGACCTATAGTCTTTGATGTGGTGGTGCTCAGCATGGAGCCTGTCGAATTCAGGCATTTCCATGAAGTGACACACGTCGTTGTAAATGCTCTCTGGGAGGAAGTTTTTGATGCCGATCTTGTCGAGCGAAAACATGAGCTCCCTGATCTTGGTCGCGTCAACGCCTGGCATGTTCACACCAGACTGGATGAGTGTCCATTGAGGAAACAGCTTCAAGTAAAAGCTTGAAGCGTCCTTTTCGTGACCGATGAGGACGACGTCCTTTGAGGGACCGGTGTGTGCCGTGATGGTGCGTTGGATCTCAGCGATCCAGAGGTTGTCGTTGTAGAGGTAATCACGCATCGGGATGAAGGTGATCCTACCTTGCTCTTCGAGGGTGAGAGCGCCGACAATCATGGCAATGCGCTCAGCAGTCGTCCATGGGTTCTTGATCGTTCTTGCTTGGTTGTCGCTACCGATGACGATCAGGACACGCTTGGCCTGAGAAAGCGCAAAACGCACAGTCGCGATGTGAGCGAGGTGCGCAGGTTGAAAACGTCCGATGTAAATCCCAAACTCGTGCATGACACTCTCCGTGTAAGTTCTGACAACCCTCACTGGGTCTAAGTCAGGATGGCAATGTACCATCTGACAATAGAGTATTCAACTCAAGAGACAGTGTACACCTATTTAAAGTCATGAGAGTACCGCTTAAGGAATTGCGTCGCGTTGTCAGGGAAGTCTTGAAGGAAGAGATGCCTGTGCAACGACCGACAATCTCCTCTGACTTAGATCCCAATGAAAAAACGCTTGCTGCAAAGCACCCTCATTGGGGTAGCTCTCGCGCCAAAGAAACGAGTGGTGTCAGCTCTCCAGCGAAGGTTAAAGCAAAACAGGTCGAAAAGATCCTGTCTGCGACAGGCGTGACCTCAGACGCAGCTAACAAGAAGCGCGTCGTTCACGAGCTCTTGCCGTTCATTGAGAAGATGGATCCTCAAGAGATATTCATCACTGATCCCGAAGAAATCGCGACTGAATTTGCGACCAACGTGCTCGGCATCAGCTCGAACTAAGGCTTCTTGCTGATCGCTCGCCCGACAAGCCTCTCCCAATCACGTTGTGGCCTGACCTCGAGGTTCTTCTCCCAGGCACCTGACATGACCTTGGGATCGATGCCGAGCTTTCGGGCGACATGCATCAAGGCGTTGATGTCCTTGACGAAACAACTGCCTCCAAACCCAAACGCCGGATCGCCCGAGTCGTCAGCAGGCATGGGCCCTGGGACCTTCCAGTGTGAGCTACCCAGGCGTTGGTCGTGCAAGGCATACTCAACGACTTTGTCATAATCGATGTTCGCTCCCGCTGCGTCGAGGTTCTCGCAGATCTGATAGAACTCGTTCGCTAGCGCGACCTTGACAGCGAGGTGAACGTTCGTCACGTACTTGACCATTT